AACCTACCGTACATTCTTAGGCCGTCCGGCAAGTTCTACCAGCCTTACCAACTTCCGTACATACGCCCGCCGTAGAGGTACTGCAGGAATGAACGGCGCGGGTTGGAATTGCGACGTTTACGACATTAGTAAAACTTGTTTTTGGCTTTATTCTATTGAATACGCTAACCTAAATTGCCAACTTGCGTACAACGCCCAACCCACAAGCGAAGGCTATAAACAAGGCGGTTTAGGAAACGGTGTAACAACGCTAAATAGTGGGCTTTGGAATACCTTTAACGGCTACTACCCTTTTGTTCCTTGCGGACATACCAATAGCTTAGGCAATAGAAGCGGCTACGTTGATTTTGTTATGCCAGCAGAATACGGAACGCTTACGGTACAGGTTCCAAGTTACAGAGGTTTAGAAAATCCTTTTGGTCACATTTGGCATCATACAGACGGTTGTAAATGCAATATTAAGAGCGTAGCCAGCGGCGACATTTCAGAATTTTATGTTTGTAACGACCCTGCCAAATTCCAAGACAGTAATTACAATGACTACGAAATAAGGGGGGTACTTCCACGCAAGGAAGGTTACGTTAAAGTTATGGTTATTGGCGAACACGGCGAATATATGCCTTTGGAAATTGGCGCGGGTTCTACTACATACTTTTGCGATTACTTCTATACTTCTATACCAGCTTCCGGCGAAGCGCAAAGGTGTGTTTTGTTCGGCGGTCGCGCGGATGCGGGTTTCGCTTGCGGGTACGAATGTCGGCTCCCGGCTTTGCTTTATTCCAGCGTAACGACACGTTCCGCCACGTAAGAAGTAGTAATAATTTTCAAAAGTAATAATATGGAACAAAGACCAGACGACGGAAGTTTGTCCTTCCTAAAAATTCAGCCGGACGCAAATAACAGGCATTTTAATTGCCCGGAAACGAACCAACAAAAATTAATTAACCTTTCGTTTTGGGTAATTGATTATTTAGAAGACGTAAAAACGAAATTCGGGAATAACCGCTTTCTTGTTAAGATTAAATTTAACAAGGAAGATAACGACAGCGAAGCCCGGAAGTTCTTTACCAATTCTACCGAAATTAAGTACATTCTTGGAAAAATTAAAGAAATGAACGCTTTCCCAAGAAAGGTTACTATGAGGGCTGCCGGTACAAGGTATTTCTTAGAGTGAAAAATAAAGGGTTGTTTGCTTTGGGTGTGTTTTGTTCAGCGGTAACGCGAATAACAGCGCGAATGCAGGTTTCAGTTACGCGAATACGAATAACACGGCTTCGCTTACGAATACGAATGTCAGCTCCCAGCTATGCTAAAGATATTATAAAGCAAAGGCCTTGCCACTTGGCAAAAAAAGACAAAATGTTAATAGGGTATTGGTAGGACTTCCCGAAGATTCCCTTAGAACCAGCAAAGTAATGAAACGAATAGGTAATTTATACGAAACGGTTTGTAGTCTTGAAAACCTACAATTAGCGGACGAAAAAGCCCGAAGGGGTAAACTACGTTCGCATGGGGTTAAAGTACACGATAAGAACCGGGAAGAAAATATACTTAGACTACGCGAAGCATTACTTAACCAAACATTTAGAACGTCGGAATACGATGTTTTTACAATTTACGAACCGAAGGAACGCGAAATATACCGCTTGCCTTATTATCCCGACCGAATAGTACACCACGCAGTAATGAATGTTTTAGAACCTATTTGGGTTTCAGTTTTCACGGAAGACACTTATAGCTGTATTAAGAACAAAGGAATACACGCGGCGGCAATAAAGGTTAAGAAGGCATTACGCGAAGACCCGGACAGTACAAAATATTGCTTAAAACTTGACATTCGGAAATTTTACCCTTCTATCGACCACGATATTTTAAAAGGGATTATTAGGCGGAAGATAAAGGACAAAAGGTTACTATGGCTTCTTGACGAAATTATAGATTCGGCGGAAGGCGTACCTATTGGGAATTACCTAAGCCAATATTTCGCGAACCTGTACCTTGCGTACTTCGACCATTGGTTAAAGGAAGTAAAGAAAATTAGGTACTACTACCGATACGCGGACGACATAGTAATACTTACTTCGGATAAGCCCCAATTACATATACTACTAAATGATATTAGGGAATATTTGGGGGACTTGAAATTAGAGGTTAAAAAGAATTGGCAGATTTTCCCGGTAGCTTCATGCGGTATTGACTTCGTAGGTTATGTTTTCTTTCATACGCATACACGGATGCGAAAAAGCATAAAGAAAACATTTTGCCGAAAAGTAGCAAAGCTAAGCAAACGCGAAAATCTAACAGAAGCATATTACAAACAAAGTATTTGCCCTTGGTGGGGTTGGGCTAAATATTGCGATAGCAAAAACTTGATTAATAAACTTTTAAAGAATACAAAGTATGGTATCAAATTCAGACGTTAGGCCGCCCGTTATTATGGACTTGGGCGACGGAAGTTATTATTATAACTATAACATAAGGGAAGTAGTCGTAGAGCAAGAAAACGAAGACGAACCTACAAAGAAAGGCTACGAATACGAAACGGCGCATATTTGGAATAATCCAACATTAGAACGTATTGTAAGCGTTTCGGGAAACAATAGCGCAGACTTCAAAGCCGAAGCCTACAAAGCATTAGTAGCCGAAGGTTACGCTTTGCCGGACTTGGATTTAGTTAAACAAATTCGAGCCGAACAGCTAAGCGAGTACGACAAAAGCAGCAACGTAAACGGCTTTGTTTTCGGCGGGCAAACAATGTGGATAGACAAATTAACGCGGATTCCGCTACTTACTACGCTATCCATTCTTGAAGGCGCGGGGGAAACAAAAACGGAACTTTGGACGGATAGCGTACCAGCGGTAGCCGTACCTATTGAAATTGCAACCTTAAAGCAAATGCTTTACGCTATTGAGATTTACGCAACAAATTGTCTTAACGTAACGAAACAACACGCAAACAAAATTTTTGCCGCCGAAAGCGAAATAATTGTTTGGTCGTATGACTTTACGGTAGGTTATCCCCCCAAATTAAACTTCGATGAAATGGCAGGCGGTTAATGGTTGCGGCGCGTGTTCCGGGATAATGAAGTACATACCCGTGCCACATGGGAAATTCTTTGAAAAAGAATGTAACGAACACGACGCGCGCTATAATATTGGCGGCGGAAACAAAGAGAGAAAAGAAGCGGATAGCATACTATACAATTCTATGGTACGGCATAGTATAGAATATTTTGGTAATAGGGTTCGTTCGCAATTTTGGTTTATTTGTTTGGCCTTCCTTTATTATATATCGGTTCGGGTATTTGGAAGGTTTTACTTTAATTATAAAAAATGACATGATAGAGAATTTAATAAAAATACTATTAGGCTTATTGGGCGCGGCTTGCGCTTACTTACAGCCTACCGTGCCTTTTGTACTTGTTTGTACTTTGGCGGTTATATACGATTGCTATACTGCCTTCCGGCTTTCCAAAAGAGTAAAAACAAAGCATCCGGGAGCCAACGACGGGAAATTTAAGAGCAATTACGCAAAGCGTATTTTTAATACCATATTGAAAATATACGCCTTAATTGTACTTGCCTACCTGATTGATGATTTTATTTTTCCGTTCATGGATTTATATTTAGCGAATGTAATAGCGGGTTGTTTTTGCTTTATACAGGTTTGGAGTATTCTCGAAAATGAGAGTTCCGAAAACGGTAGCCGTTGGGCTAAAGCCCTTCAAAAGATAATGGTTAATAAAGCCGAACGACATTTTGATATAGATTTAGACGACTTCAAAGAAAAGAAAGGGGGCGAAAATGGCTAACGTAAATATATTAGTTCCTTTTATCCTTCGTTGGGAAGGCGGATATGTAAACGACCCGGTAGATAAGGGCGGGGCTACAAACATGGGCGTAACTATTGCCACTTGGCGAAGCGTTGGTTATGATAAGGACGGCGACGGGGATATAGACGTAGCCGACCTTAAATTACTAACCAAAGAAGACGTAGTAAACCGGGTATTAAAGCCCCACTATTGGGATAGATGGAAAGCCGACCAAATAGAAAGCCAAAGCGTAGCTAACATTTTGGTAGATTGGGTGTGGGGTTCCGGCGTTCATGGGATTAAAATACCGCAACGAGTTTTAGGCGTAGCCCAAGACGGAAAAGTAGGCCCTATTACTTTGGCGGCAGTAAACAGCCAAGACCCGCGCGTTTTCTTTGATAAAATTAAAGCCGAACGCGAAGCCTTTTTTAACCGGATTGTACAAAACAACGCTTCGCAAAAGCGATTTATTAAGGGTTGGCTTAACCGATTGAATGACATAAAATTTACAGAATGAAAACAAGAATGTACATTTTGCTACTTTCTATTTTGTTCGTTTTCTTGGGCGTAGGTTGTTCTACGCCTAAGAAACTTGCAAGCAGCACGACGGAAACAAGCAGTTCCGAAGAAAAGAGAAAGGAAACTACTACCGGGGATATTTATACCTTAATAGATACTACTCGAAAGTCCGGCTTAGAAATTACTTATACTAAGATTGAATTTTACAAGCCGCAAGAGATACCGGCAGGGCCAGGCCCGGAACCTGAAAAGGAACCTACGGGAAACATAAGTAGCGAACCAAGGCCAGAAAATAAGAAGCCCCCTAATAACAAAGGGGCAATAAAGAGTATCGAGCAACTAACCATTAAAGCGATCGAAGAACAAACCGGAATAAGCGAAAGCCAAGAAAGTAATACTTCGGATTTGGAAGAAGAAATAAATACCGATACCGATATTAAAACCGATATAGCCGAAGAACCAGCCGCCGACCCTTATAAGTGGCGGTACATTTTCGGGATACTTATATTAATAGTAATAATTGGGGTAGTTGGTTATTTCTTACTTCGGAAAAACAAAGTATTCGTTTCTATAATATCTTTTTTCAAAAGTTTTTTTTCTTCATAATAACTATTTGGAAGCCCGCCGCGAGGTTCGCGACCAAAAACAAGAAACCCGAAAAAGCCCCTTAATTGGGTTCCTTTTCGGGTTTCCTTTGTGTAACTCCTTGATTATCAAGGTTATTTGCAGAGAGAGAGAGGATTATGAACCTAACACTCCAACCTATTGAAGTTCAAATATTTATATTCGTTTTTCGTCCTATGGGGTACGGCTAAGAGCGCACTGTAAAGTGGCTGCTTTTGGCTTAGTTTTGACTGCTTTTGTCGCCATAAAACTCGGGTTCAAAGATACTGCTAATTTTCGAATAAACAATTATGTTGTATCACAACACTTTTGTATTGATGCGAGGTGCAAGATTATCTATATATAGATACTTGCACCTTGCACCCAAAACTATGGTACAGGAGCATATTTCAAATAGGATTTCTCTCTCTGTTATCCGCCACATAGCGAGCAAAATTGTTCATTTGTGCGATAGACAGAAAATATTGATATAATTCCTCCAAAGAAATAAATCCACCACATTCACGGGCAAGAGTGCCATCAATTCCGACATCTACACGTAAATCACCAGTACTTCTGTTGTATTCATCAATTCTGCCATGACAATGCCCATGAACCATACATGCACCATAGTTTTTTCGATTCCATGATACAAGCGGATAATGACAAAGAGAAACACTGAACTCCTTTTCTAAGAAAGGAAAAACAGAGTCTTTGAAAGTCAAATCTTTGATTTG